ATATTGACCAAAACAAAAGTTATCGTACCAAGTAGTTACTGTAAACGGTTTATGTTTATTTACAATATACTGCCCTATAACATAACCATGTTCTTTATTCCAATTAGGAATGGCTTTAAAAAAAGCGCATTCCATATCAAAACTAAACGATATTTCTGCGCCTCTAACATACCATTCAAAATTTTTCTGATATACATGAAACCCAAAACGCCTTAAAAAATCATTCATGCAATTTTTAGTATGATTAGTTTTAAAACCACCATGGTTTAACCTTATATTATAACCTTCCTCTGTTGATTCACTAATTACTATAACAGTATCATAAAGTTTATAATATTCCCTGTTACCAATACTAAAAACCGCTAAACCTTTTCTCTTTCCTTTAATTTGTCGACTTGCCATGTTGTCCCCCTTAAACTGACCCTGATAAATGTTCAATTAACCACCAAGTAATTTTTACAGAATTCAAAATAATGATAAAAACTAAAAGACTTTCCATTTTATTTTCCCCCCGATATAATCATTATACACGAAAAACGAAAAAAAAGCTATACATATTAAAAAAAATAATGTATTGATATTGTATGAAAAGCAAAGATAAGCAATTGACCAAACATGCCTTTAATCAGTTAAGAAAAGTATGGTATGATCATTTAAAAGACCAAGGGTTCATTGATATTGAGTACAATCAAAGCCATCAACAGAGCCCTTTTAACGACTATTCCGGTGTTTTAAAGAATGATTGTACTTTTTTGGGTATGAAATATAACTATTTTACTTCAAAATATTATGAACTTGCCAGATATTTAGGCGAGAACGCCCCATTTTTATCAAATATAGACGCTAAGTTGTTGAAATTACATGGAAACGGCTATACAATAGAATATATATCCAATTATTTAAGAGAAAATTTTAAATATCCTAAACAAAAGACTAAGAGGAAGCGCAAACCTTATAGTACTTTTTGGGTATACAATAGATTAAAGACCCTTAAGCTACTGATATTACTATACGCTGATACCAACTGTGTGGAGAGTGTGAAGAAAACTTATCAATTGCTATAGGAACTATTAAGATATCTTAACAATAGGGGTGGGGGGGTGAGATAAAACGGTTGCTCTCTCAAAACCTCGCGTAGGAAGGATGACAGAATGCGCTCTTTTAATGTGAACTTTGACGTACTGCAAAACGACATAGAGGGGTTGGAAAGTCGGCTCATGTCCGAAGTATCCCAAGATGACTTGCGACACACAAAATTTTGGGAGCGAATAGGGAAATGCTGCACCGTATCAGGCTTTCTTCTCGCAGCATTTGGCTCTCCTTGGCTCATCCTCCTAGCAGCCTTACTCATAACCCAGGGTATGGGGTGTCGGGCGTTTGTAGCCCATCATACTGGACATTCTGCCTATGATTCTTTACCAGGTGCGGATAAATATTTTAAAAGAAACTGGGGAGTCGGTTGGCGTCGAGTAATAGACTGCTTTTCTTGGCAGAGTATAGACGAAGATAGGGTGAGGCATGATATTCACCACGAATTTACCAACACTCGGAAAGATCCTAATGCCATCAAGTCTAGTTTAAAACTCTCCGATGCACTTAAACAAAATCCATTTAAGAGAGAACTGTTATTCTGGTTTGTAACAAGCACTTGGATCTGGCAATACTACACACCATCCCTCCAGGGGGTTAATGTTCGCACCAGACCGTTTAATGTTTTTAACTTTGAACTACTAGAAACTATTAGATACTGGACATACCGAGTAGTGCCCTATGTGGGATTCCACTTTATATTGCTCCCACTCATGTTCGCCCCTTGGGGCACAGAGAGTGTATTAAAGGTTCTCGGAACTCGGCTACTAGCCGATGTATTTATGAACATCTACATGTTTGCTATAGGAGTTACTAATCACGTAGGAGAGGATCTATACAAGTTTAAATCTCAGCCGGAGTCTAAAGGGGAGTACTATCTCCACCAAATCCTGTCTACTGTTAGTTTTAAATCTTCTGGAGACTTTACAGACTACCTACATGTTTTTATGAATTTCCAAATTGAGCACCACCTAATGCCAAAACTTCCTCCATCAAAGTATAGAGAGGCTAAGAAGCATGTAGAAAGTATATGCCTCAAGCATAACATACCTTATGTAGAAGAGGGCATAATAAGCAGGTTTAAAAAGACACGCAGAATATTCCTTGGTCTTGGGGAAATGAAAACATATGTTAAACAAAAAACAGCTATCTGAACTTCACTCGGAAATACTATCGTTACGAGAATGGTTGTTAAGCACCGTATCTTATGACGACTATAAGTTCCTACGCAAGATCGAATGGGTTGGAAGAGCTTGTACTATATCAGGATACCTATTAGTTGGTCTAATCCCTAACTGGTTTACTGTGATAGTATCAAGTTTTCTAATAATGTGGGGTATGGTTTCGAGATCCCTTATGGGGCACCACTGCGGACATGGGGCATATGACAATATTCCTGGAGTACCAAAACGATATCACAGAGAGCACTTTGGCATCGGATGGCGCAGATACCTAGATCACTTTCTCCTAATTAAACAAGAGGACTTTAGGGACGAACATGCGCTTCATCATAGAACGGTAAATGATCCCAGAGATCCTGATCCAGTATACATGGACCATGAACATGGAGCATTTACCTCTTACACTAAGCCATGGCAGAAAACAGCTCTTTTTTGGATTCAAGGGTTTACCTGGATTCACTCATATTACTCTCCACATTTTCGTGGTATTAATACAGCAACAGAAGGGTTTAGCACTCTATTTAATCCTAAAGACATAAGGGTTTGGAAATACTGGATACTCCACTTTGGTCCATATGCTCTTTGGTATTATGTGGCAATACCGTCTATGTTTCTAAGCTTGGAATCATCACTATATGTTTTGGCAGCCAGGCTCCTAGCAGAGCCATGGTATAACATAGGAACCTTCTGCATACAGACTACTAACCATACTGGGGTAGATTTGTACCGATTTAAATGCAAACCTAAAACAAGATCTGAGTGGTATTGGAGACAGATTGTATCTTCTACCAACTTCTCCTCCTCTGGAGACTTTAGTGATTACCTACACTTATACATGAATTATCAAATTGAGCACCACATTGTACCTAATTTACCGATGAATAAATATTCTCTTGCCAAACCATTTGTCAATAGGCTATGCTTGAAGTATAGTATTCCTTATATAGAAGAACCTATATGGGACAGAGTGATGAGACTAAAGGTTTGCTATGTTGGGGATGAAAGGATTAAATATTATGAGCGACAGGAAGATAGTACTACCCCCTAAAAAGAAGAAGATTGAGCTTAAGGACTCTAATATTATCCCAGCTACTGATCTATTGCTGCACGACGCCAAGGCTATTATCGGTGCAGAGCTGGCTCATTATAGAGCAAAGGTTATAAGAGGAGTTACTCTTGCACCTCAAGAAGCCAGAATAGTTCAGGGCTACTTGGAGTCATTAGTGAAGATACAAAAAGAAGAGAGAGAGCAGTCCAAAGATGAGGATTTATCTCAATTATCTAACGAGGATCTATTGAAATTAGCAGCAAATGTGCTAAAAAAATAAAATATATGTATATAGTATAAGGAGTAATTATGTTACCACAATGGGAAGATGGAAAGAAAGAAAAAGACGTTTTTGAAGAAGAGCTAGAATTGGCTTACATACAACTAGGACAGTTGTCGCTTCAGAAGAAACAAATTGAAGAGCAAGAAGAAGAAATAGACTTTAAGATTAGAGCTATTTTATCTACTGCACCTTTAAGAGATTTCGAAAAAAGGGAGAAAGCGAAAGATGAAAAATCTGGAGAAAGTTCGTCTTAGAACAGCGAATGATGAGGATCTGCCTTTTATCTTTAACAGTTGGTTAAAGTCTTATAGGAATTCTCATTTTGCTGAAAAGATAACTAATACTATTTACTTTAGTGATCACCACAAAGTAGTAGAAAATATTCTAAAAGATAGTATAACTATGATTGCTTGTAATGCAGACGATCCTACACAAATGTATGGGTATGCAGTAGGTAGTCAGACCGATGGTATATTCGTACTACATTTTATATATGTTAAGCATACTTTCAGAAGTATGGGCATAGGCACGTTGCTATTAGAGTCCTATGGGTTCGATGTAGAGAATGCTTCAGTATATACGCACCATACAAGAATTGCAGAAAAATTAGCAGCTAAATATAATTTTGTATATCATCCATATTTGATGTTTGTAGGAGAGAGTAATGGCAGTAAAAAATAAGGATATGGAATTAGAAAAACTACGTCTTGGTTATCACTTTGAAGAAGGCGTTAATTTTAGAGACAGGGTGATACAAATTGATGACGAGATTACGGAATCTAGTTTTGCTTTATTTGATGCTGCACTTTCTGAAATGGAAAGGGATAGTAAGCGTACCGTCACTATTAGAATAAACAGTCCTGGTGGATCAGTTTACGATGCCCTAGCAATTATAGGCAGGGCTAACTCCTCCTCATGTCACATAGTCACAGAAGGGTACGGTCACGTAATGAGTGCTGCTACCTTACTACTAGCTTCAGGTAAAAAAAGAAGAATATCTAAATACTGTATTTTCATGGCTCATCAAATGACTTATCATGTTATGGGTTCTCACGGAGATACAAAAGAAGAAGTAGAGCAAATTGAGAAGCAAGAAAGATTATGGTGTGACTGGATGGCGGAGGTAAGTAATAAAGACGCTAAGTTTTGGTATGACAAAACATACAAAAAGAATATGTACTTGACAGCATCACAATGTTTAGAGTATGATATCGTAGATGAAATTTTTTAAGCGAGGCAAAATGAATCGACGAAGAGTAGTAGTAACTGGAATGGAAGCTGTAACAGGTTTGGGAAATTCTCTAGAAGAAACTTGGTATAAACTAGTTGACGGACAGTCTGGAGTTAGGGATTTATCAGAGTATCTCTATGACTGGTGTAGAAGTAGAATTGGGTGTAAGCCTAAAGACTGGAAAATAACTGAAGGTTTAATTTCTAAGAAAGAAGAAGAAAACTCAGACATCATAGCACTCTACACATTAGACGCAGCTATTAGAGCCTGGAGGAAGAATGAATGGGAAGTTAATAAACTTTTTAACTATGACCCTGATAGGATCGGGATTATTCTTGGTAACGGCGCTGGTGGTATGGAATCTGCTCGTAAGATTCATGACAGAATGGGCGCAAAGCTTGGTGCAAAAATCGGTCCCTACTTACTAGTAGGATACTTAGGTAATTGCATAGCTGGAAAAGTGTCTATTGCTCTTGGCGCTAAAGGAATTAATTACACACTTCAATCGGCATGTGCTTCTGGAACTCACGCTATTCAAATGGCATTCAACGAAATAGCCTATGGCAAACATGATGTTATGATTACAGGTGGGTGCGAAAGTACTATTTATGATGAGTGTTTAGATCCTTTTTATAACGGAAAAGCTATAACAAACAATAATGATCCTGATACTCAGCCTAGACCATTTGACCAGAAAAGATCTGGGTTTGTAGCTGGGGAAGGTTCTGCTATTTTAATCTTAGAAGAATATGAAGCTGCTAAAGCGAGGGGTGCTACTATTTATGCAGAGATTGTAGGTCATGGAGCTACCTCAGACGCATACCATATTATGATACCTGACAAATCTGGAAACGGTATTGCAAGATGTATGGAACTAGCACTAAAAGATGCAAACTTGACAGGCAACGAAATTGGGTATATAAATGCCCATGGGACTGCTACAAAACGTGGCGATCTAGCAGAGGCGATAGCTATTAATCATGTGTTCAATAATTTTCATGTAAAAAATAAGGATGTCGCAGTGTCGTCTACAAAAAGTTCTATAGGACATATGTTAGGAGCTGCTGGTGGGATAGAAGCTATTTTTAGTATACTAGCACTTACTAGAGGTATACTACCTCCTACATTAAACTGCGATGATCCTGAGTTTGATTTAAATCTTATAAGATATAAAGGCAAAAAAGCAGACATAGAATATTCCATGAGTAATTCGGCTGGATTCGGTGGGACTAATGGGGTACTAATCTTTAAAAAAGTATGAGGGTATTATGCAAGGAAAGTTGAAGTTTTTATTAAACATTTTTATTGTCTGTCTTATGTGGTATATTCCATTTAAGGTTGTAAAATCTGTTAAAAAGCAGAACTACTTAGATCACAGGTTTGATGCTTTTGTCGGCGATGTAAACTACTATGCTGCTGAAGAAGTAATCTCTGACTTGAAAAAAGCCGCTATAGAAAATAGAGTAAAAAAAGAAATTACTATAGGTATTAATAGTCCTGGTGGATCTGTTCATGCAGGGTTAGAAATTCTGTCTGAAATGAAACATCTACAGTCTAAAGGATATAAACTTAAATGTTATGTAGGTAATGCGTATTCTATGGGTTTTGTTTTATTAGCATATTGTGATGAAAGGATAGGAAAATATGCTTCTACTTTTATGCACCACCTAACTCAAATAGGATACGGTAGACCAAAAAGAACAAAGCATAATAAAAAGACTTTTAAAGCCTTAGACTTTTTTGATAGCTTATTAATTAAAGATATAGGAAAAAGATTAAAACTAAAAGACAAAGAGTTATTTAAAATTATAAAAGATGATAAATGGTGGAGTGCTAAAGATGCTCTTAAAGCTAATATCATTGATAAAATAGAAAACTTTACTTTTTATAAAAAGAAATATAGAATATTAATAAGTTTCCTGGAGAGAAGCAATGGCAAAAAAATCGGCAGAAGCCCCCAAGAAGTTGGCATGTAAAAATTGTGATAGTGACTATAAGATAGATGCAGTTCATTTTTTTGAAGCGGTGCAGTTTGAAAAGACTAATGAGTTTTTTCTATCTACTAGAGATATTAATGGTAAAAAAGGAAAAAAGATTAAGATTAACCATGATCTAAAGATTATAGAAATAAAATCAGAGAGTGATCATATTTTGATTCCTCTACAATCAGTGCGAGCTATTTATTTAATTTCTCCTCTTAAACAAAGGCAGATAGATGAAGCTAACAACAGATAGACATAAGATTTTAGATACCTTAGAGTATTTTTTAGAAAGATACCTAAAAGCTGCTGAAGGTCATAGCGAAGCAAGCGGCTTAGAGGGTGTTGTTATAGTACAATTTATAGAGCAACTAAAATGGATTCGTCAAGATCATAAGAGATTGTCTGATCTAAACAAACCAAGAGTGATAGGAGCCGAAGATGGGCAAGAAGAATAAGGGTAAAAAAGTACCTGGTATTAGTGTTTTTAATGATCCCAAAAAACTTGCTGAAGAGGCTAAGTTTCACTTACTTCAACCATTTGGTCCAGCCGTTGGTATGGTAAAGATGCCCAAAGCTATAACTCAGAAGTTATTAGAGTTGACTGATAAGATACTGTCAGATAAAGATAGAGTAGATTGGGGTAAAAACCTAGTAGGTCAGATTAACGAAGAGCCTTGGGTGTCTAATGAAGCTTTAGAAGAAGCTGGGCTTATGGAACCTTTAAGAACCTGTGTGTATCAATACGTTACAGCGTCATTACAGAGGCAGGGTATAATGGACGACATTGAGCAAGTTGGTGTACATCTAGATCATATGTGGGCAGTTAGTCAGTACGAAAATGAGTATAACCCTGTTCACTTCCACACCTACTGCGACGTTTCCTGTGTTATGTATTTAAAAATACCTGATTTTAAAAATAGAATGAAAGAGGGCGAACTTCCAGCTTATAAAACTAATAAAGATGGTTCTATTGAACTTATTTATAAATCAGCAGATTCTAACGGACAGGAAAGAGGCACCATGTTAGTCACTCCAGAAGAGGGCATGCTACTGTTGTTTCCTTCTAACTTGCTACACACAGTTTATCCTTTTAAAGGTGATGATGAGAGGAGATCTGTAGCTTTTAATTGTCATTGGTCTGCAATTAAGAAAAATGGCGCAGCTCTTGATAAATCTATGAGATTTCCTTCTGATCAAAAGAATGAAAAATATTTAGAAACACTACATAAAAAGAACGAGGTTTCTCGTTATGCAATCGAAGATAACAAGTAAAGATGCGCTTTTAGCCGAAATACAAAAACGTAAGGTTAAAGCGGATAGACCTAAATTTGTTTTTACAGATTTTTGTTTTGATAAACAAGTCGGATTCTTTCGTGGTAAAGGAACAAGATTTAGAAATGCAGTGTGTTCTCGGAGAGCTGGAAAAACTGTAGGCATTGTGGCGGATATGTTAGACACTTGCCAAAAAGAATCAGAAATAAATTTGCTCTATATTACAATCACACAACAACAAGCAAGAGCCATTATTTGGTCCGATTTGTTACGATTAATAGAAGATTACAGTATAGAGTGTAAAGTAGATAATACAAGGCTAACTGTATCGTTTCCTAATAAATCAAGAATATATATTGCAGGAGCAAAAGATAGAACTGAGATAGAAAAATTTAGAGGCTGGAAGCTAAGAAAATGCTACATTGATGAGTGTCAATCATTTAGAACTTATATAAAGGAACTAATAAATGATATCATTATTCCAGCTCTTAGGGATAAACGTGGAGAGCTATATCTTACTGGCACTCCAGGTCCAGTCAAAGCAGGAGTTTTCTACGAATACTCTCAGTCAAAAAACTGGAGATCCCACCACTGGACCGCTTTTGACAATCCTTATATGCACGATCCTCCTAAGCTGGATTTGGAAGAAGTACTCCGAGAAGAAAGAGTCATACGAGGGATTGACGAAAGTGATCCATCGTACATTAGAGAAACTTTTGGAAAATGGATCGAGGACAGTGATGCGCTGGTTTATAAGTTTAACCGCACTAGGAATATCTATACTACTCTACCTACTGGTGGTGAGTGGTCTTACATTGTTGGAGTTGATATAGGCTATAATGATTCAGATGCTATTGCAGTTATAGGATTTAATAGTCATCACAAAAAAGTATACTTAGTAGACGAGCACGTTAAAAATAAACAGAATATAAGTCAATTAGTAGAAGTTATACAGTATTATAAAGATCAATATAATCCCATCCGTATGGTTATGGATGCAGGAGCTTTGGGAAAAAAGATACAGGAAGAGCTAAGATTCAGGCATGGGCTTCACTTAGAAGCAGCAGAAAAAACTAGAAAGGTGGAGTTTATCGAACTACTAAACGATGATCTGAGAACAGAGAGGTTTAAAGCTTTTGAGAATTCATTATTTCAAGAAGATTGCATGCTTGTGCAGTGGGATAAAGATTCTAAGATTAGAAATCCAGAAAAGCCTAAAATTTCTGACACATATCACTCAGACATTTGTGATGCTGTGCTTTATGCTTGGAGAGAGTGTAAACATTATTTATCGGAAAAACCTGCTAAGGTTCCTGTTGAGGGGACGAATGACTATATGAGGGAATTAGAAAAAAGAGAAGCAGAGGATATGCAGCGTAAAAAAGAAGATCCTTATGCATTTGAGCTAGAAAAGCAGTTTGAAGAAGATATGGACGAATTCGAAAATATAATATATTAATAAGGTGTAGGGTATGCTTAACAGTATTGAAGATATTAAACTATTTATAGAATGGTGTAAAGAGCACAAAATTAAGTCGTTTAAATTCAAAGACTTACAATTTGAGCTTTCCGAGATAGGATTTATAGATCCTGATGATTATACAGATAAATTACAATCCGATTTGGCACAAACTAATTTTGAGGCTGATCAAAGTAAAAAAGAAGATGAAGATTTACTTTTTTGGTCCTCACAAGGATAATATATGTTTGAAGAAATAAATGGTAACAAGTGGTGGCTTGCTGCAAAGTCCGATCTTTATCAAGAGGTTTTTGCATTTATATCAAGACTTGACGATAATCAGAGGTATAGATCTTTTGATAATCTAAGATATGCAAGACTTTATGGTAATTTTGATTATATGGGAATTGATGCCTATACTTATGCAAGAGTTGAAACTGCTTGGACCGCTTCTAATAGAGTTACTCTTAATGTAGTACAAAATATGATTGATACTGTAGTTTCGAAGATAACTAAGAATAGACCAAAGGCTCAGTTTTTGACTTCTGGAGGTGATTTTAGTTTACAATCTAGAGCTAAAAAACTTACTAAATTTGTAGAAGGTATTTTTAGCTATGATGAATTTCATGACAAAGCTGCTTTATCTTTTTTAGATGCTTGTATTTTTGGTACAGGATGTATAAAAATTTATCAAGAAGATGGACAGATTAAAACCGAAAGAGTATTTATTGAAGAAATTAAGATAGACGATATTGAATCTTATTATGCTAAGCCACGGCAAATGCACCAAGTTAAGTATATCCATAGAGATGTTCTTAAAGCAATGTTTCCTGGTCAAGATATTGTTATAGACCAAGCTAGTGATGGAGAGGCTACTGGTACTTCTCAGAGTAGTAGTGAACAAATTAAAGACATGGTAAAAGTTATAGAATCTTGGAGAGTCCCTAGTGGATTAAACGTTGACGACGGTAAACATACTATATCAGTATCTACTGGCACTTTATTAGACGAATCTTACGAAAAAGACTACTTTCCTTTTGTTTTCTTTAGATGGGGTATACGTCCTGTTGGATTCTTTGGGCAAGGATTAGCTGAACAGCTTCAAGGATTACAACTTGAAATAAATAAAATTTTAAGAACTATACAAGTTTCAATGCACTTAGTATCAGTTCCTAAGTTATTAGTAGAGGCGAGTTCTAAAATCGTTTCTTCTCATCTTAACAATAGAATAGGAGGAGTAATTAAATATGCAGGAACTCCTCCAGCTTATGCTCCTTTAGGTACTATTCCACCAGATCTATTTACTCATTTAGATAGGCTATTTGCTAGAGCATATGAAATAGCTGGTATTTCTCAGTTGGCTGCCCAATCTCTTAAACCTGCAGGGTTAGATTCTGGTAAAGCTTTAAGAGAGTTTAATGATTTAGAAACAGAACGATTTATGTCCGTGGCTAAAAGATATGAAAAAGTATTTATGGATGCTGCAGAGATAATTATAGATATGGGCAAGGATATTTACGATAGAGATGGGGAATTTAAAGTTAAAGCTAAAGACGGTAAGTTTGTAGAAACTATCGATTGGAAAGACGTTAATATGGATGCAGATAAGTATTTAATGGAGATATTCCCTACTTCTGCCCTATCTAATACCCCATCGGCAAGACTAGCTGATATTCAAGACCTTATGGCAGGCGGTTTTATCAGCAAAGAGGATGCTCTTAAACTTCTAGATTTTCCAGATTTAGAAGCTACTACTAATATGTTAAATGCCGATGCTAATAATCTAGATAAAATTATAGAAACTATGATGGATAAAGGAAAGTATTTCCCACCAGAACCTTATCAGAATTTAGAAAATGCTATTAGAAAGGTTCAACAGGCTTATTTAATGTATAGAGTTCAGGGAGCTACTGAAAATAGACTAGAGCTTTTACGTCAATATATGGAAGATTGTCAGAATTTAATTATGAAGTCTAAAGAAAGATCCCCATCTCCTGAAGAGTTGGCACAACAATTGGCTAGTCAAGGTGCTCCTGGTGCAGCTAAAGAAGCTATGCAGCAAGGACAAGCTCCTGGTCCAGTAGGGCAGCAAAGTGCTATAGCTTCAGGCGCTCTACCTCTAGGTGATATGATACAGCAAGGGGTACAACAATTAGGGCAGGCTATTGCAGGTCCAGTTCAGGGACAAGTCAAAGAACAAGTACAACAAACTATAGAAGAAAAAATAAAATAATATATTGTATTAATATAGATCAAAGATCGGGCTATGCCCCTAAAGTGAGGTTTTAAATGGACAATGAGGCAACAACACCACAAGAAGCTGGTATTCCAGAGGTTCAGATTGATAATTACAGTTCAAATGCAGTTGAAGAACTTGTATCTGAAATGGAAAAAAAGGATGAACAGCAAGAGGTTGTTAAAGAGGAAGAGAAGGTTGAGGAAAGTAAATTTGCTAGAAAATTTGCAGCTTTAAGTAGGAAGGAAAAACAACTAAAAGCTAAAGAAGCTGAATACAGTAAAAGACTAGCAGAATTAGAGGCTAAATTAAAGGTAAAAGAAGAGCCAGAAAAAAAAGCTCCTCAAATACCTATAGAGAAAAGATTTAAACAAGATCCGTTTAAAGCTTTAGAGGATCTTGGTCTACCATATGATAAACTGACTGAATTAGCTTTGAATGATAAAAAGCTGACTCCAGATATGCAAATGAAATTAATGCGTGATGAAATAGAGTCAGGCTATAAAGAAAAGTTTGAAGCTCTTGAAAAACGATTAAACGATAAAGACCAGAACGAAAAGAAAGTAAGGTATGATAACATACAGAAAAATTATATGAATAAAGTGAAAGGATTTGTAGATAGTAGTCCTGAGACTTACGAATTTATTAAAGCCAATAATGCAGAAAAAGTAATTTATGATGTCGTAGAATCTCATTACAAAGAGTCTGGAAAAATCCTAACAATTAAAGAAGCGGCTGACGCTGTAGAGTCGCATTTAGAAGAAGAAGCTGAAAAACTTTTAAAACTAAATAAAGTAGGTAAAAGATTAGAAGCCTTTATGCAGCAGAAGAACAAGCCAGAATCTACCATCCAAGAGCCAGTTACTTTAACAAATTCTCATTCCCAATTAACGGCGGATGAGCAGAATAAGTCAATATTATCAGATGAAGAGTCAAAACGAGAAATTGCAAAAATGTTGCGATGGATAGATTAATAATTATTTTATAGGAGAAATAAAATGGCTTTAAATATGACTAACTTTGCTGCAGCACTGAAGCAGCATTACACCGCACAGCGAATTGAAAACATGGTATATAAGGATAATCCATTCCTTGCTATGGTTTCAAAATATGAATC